TCAAGTCTCGATAAGCCCATGTGTACGCAGCGCCGAAAGCACGGCGCCGATTGCGGCCCGTGCTTCGACATCCACTAACGAGCCGCCGGCGGGAGAAAGGATCGCCGCTCCCTGAACGCCGACAACCTTCGCGCCTCCCACATGAAGCCCGTCCTCCCGCAACGCAGCATCCCGCCAATCGGTTCCATCGTGAATCATGAAATATCCGCGATCGATCACCAGCGCCTGCAATCCCGCCCGCGCCCCGGCAAAGCGCCAGCCGCCCTCGCTCCAGCAGGCGATCGCGCCATCGCGCCCTGTCCATGCCCCGTCAGCCCCCGCCGCCACGATCCAGCATTGCCCGATCTCCGGCGCGACCGGCGGCGTCGCCAGGTCCGCGCTCTGCACCAGCGGATGCAGCAGCATGTCGACGCGCGCCAGCGCCTCGTTGTGGAACATCTCCTTCTGCGCCTGCCCCGCATAGAGCAGCGGCAGCGCCCATCCCGGCGTCGCATCCATCATCCCGTCTCCTTATATCGCAATCGTCACCCGCGCCGCCCGCCCGACGCCAAGCGACCCGATCTGCCGCACATCCACATGCCGCGATCCCGTCGCGCCATCCGCCGCGATCATCGCCGCGTCATAGGTCCAGGTCGGCGCGGAAACCTCAACCGTCCGTAGCGGCACGTCGCCGTCCAGCACTGTGACGCGATACCGCTCGACCTCCTCCGCCAGCGGCACATCGCCCCCGCTCGACCATTGCCACCCCGCCCGGCTCCGCCGCACCCACTCGAACGCCCAGCCGCCCCCGTCAGCGCGCGTGCGCAGATGCGCTGGCGCAGGCGGCGTCGCCGCCTCCCCGCGCACCAGCATCGCCGCCTCGACCGGCTCGGCATCGCCAATGCCGATAGCACCCACGCGCACCGTTGCGCCCATCTCCGCGCCCGCCACCTCGCTCAGCCGGTCGCGCTCCACCAGCAGGAACGGCGCGCCGGCCTCCTGCCCCATCGCCCATTCCGTCCCGCGCAACCCGCGCCGCAGCCCGCTCAGCCGGAACGTCGCCGCCCCGACCCGCTCGGCCAGCGCAAACTGCATCAATTCCGCGCCCACCAGGCACAGGTTCCGCCCCTGCGCCAGCATCGCCTCGCTCGCCGGCAGCAACTCCATGTCGTCGGCGATCAGCGTCACGGTCATCGCGTTCGCCTCGTCCAGCAAAGTCACGCTGCCCGACCCAAGCGTGCCATCCAGCACGCCCATCACCGCCCGCAACGCTGTCCGCCCGATCGGCGTTGCCTCGCCGTCCGCGCTCATCGCCAGCAAGGCCGCGCGCCGCCATCCCGCCCCGCCGCTCGCTGCGGCAAACACCGCCGGCGCACTCGCCGCGCCCTCGCCCAGCGGCGGCAGGTCGACCAGCCGCAGCACCGTCGTCCCGTGCGGCGCATCCACCTGCCCCACGCTCGCCCCCGGATCGGCCGCCGCACCAACCGCCGCGCCGCCCGGCACGCGCCGCAGCGCCAGCCGCACCGCCATCTCCTCCCACTCGCGTTCCTCGATCCGCCACAGCCCTGCCTCGCCGCTCACGCGAACCACGTCACCCGGCGCATGCGCCAGCAACCCCCAGTCGTCGCGCAACTCCATCCTGGCCCGCCCGGCCCAGGCGGCGCTCAGCCGCGCCGCCGCCAGCGCCAGCGCCTCGTCGCTCGAAAGCACCGCCGGAAGCTCGATCCCGCTCTCGCCGCGCCCTACGCCCGGCCGGCTCGCCTGCTGCACCCCCGCCTGATAGTCTCGCGCCGGTTCATAATGCCGCACGCTCAGCCGTGCCGGCGCACTATCAGCCGCCGCATCGCTGCGCTCCCGCGCCACGATCCGCCGCCCGTTCACCCGCACCGCCAGCGCCTCGCTCTCAACCGTCGCGCCGGCGTCCCCGGCCGCCGCCAGCCGCACCGCGTCGCCATCCGCCACCACCGCCAGCCCATAGGCGTCGATCAACGGCGTCAGCGCCTCGCCCACATCCGCCCCCGCCGCCGCATAGCCCCGCACCGCGCCACTGCCCGCGCCGGTCAGGACAGGGCTCAGCCCCGCCGCGATCGTCTCGATCGCCACGTCACCGTCATCGGCCTCCACCTCGAAAGTCAGCGACGGAATGCGATTGCCATAATCCGACAGCTCCAGATCCTCGAACAGCGCATAGGCCAATCCCCGATGCGCGCTCGCCTGCCCGATCCCCACCGCCGACGCGATCAGCGGATCGACCGCCTGATCCTCGCCACCGTCATGCACGCGAAACGCGCCGACTTCCGTCTTGAAGTCCCCCGCACTGCCGCGCAGCAGATTGCCGTCCGCCCAGATCCGCCGCACCGTCCGGATCGGCCGCGCCGACAGCGCCACGGCAAAGCTGCAAGAGTAACTGTAATTCGTCACCGAAGGCCGCCCCTTGCCCCCGCCGCTCCGGCTCTTGGTCTCTTTCAGGTCCGTCGCCCAGATCACCGTCCCCGCGACCCGCATCGTCCCGAACAATTTCGGCACCTGCGTCCCATAGGTCGACGTCTGCACCTGCAACTCAGTGAGTCGCCGCCCCTCGCGCCCCTTCGCCTTGAACAGCACCGCATGGTCGAACGCATTGCCGATCAGTCCACCGATCGCCCCGCCCAGCGGCCCGCCAATCGCCGACCCCACCGCCGTCAGCACCAAAGTCGCCATGACGCATCTCCTAATCAGCCCGCCACCACCCGATCACCGGCCAGGGACTTTCCCCCGGCATCTCCACCACGCGCCCCAGCCCGCCATGCGCATGCACGAACCCGCCCCCGGTCCAGATCATCAGATGGAGTTGCACCGGCGAAGGCCGCACCACCGCCAGATCGCCCGCCACGCCAACCTCCGCCGGCCGCAATCCCGCCGCGCACAGCCAGCCCTCGACCTGCTCCACGCAAGCCCGCAGCCCATAGCGCACAGGCGCTTGCGCCCGCCCGAGCGCCAGCATCGCCAGCCCCACGCAATCGATCCCGAAACGTGGATCGCGCCCATGCAGCGCAAAAGGCGCGCCGACCAAGGCCCGCGCCCTGGCCACCACCTGCGCCCCGTTCATGCGCCGGGATAGCGCGTCAGCAAATCCATCCCCGGCAGGAAAGCCTCCCCCCGGAAATTCACCGCATTGTCGAACCGCCCAGCACAGGTCGCCAGCCGCCGATCGCACCCCTGCGTCAGCAACGCCGCCGTCCCCGCCTCGACCGCAAAGGCCGGCGGATCGGCCAACGTCACCGTCCCCGCATCATTGCTCACGACCGCCAAAGCCAGCCCCGCATTCGCCCCGTCCAGCCAGCGCAGCGTCCCGAACGCAAACACACCCGGCTCCAGCCCGGCGACCTTCGCCACGTCATCCTCCACCGCAGACACCGTCACCCGTACCCGCCGCGCCGCCATGTCCACCCGGCAATCCCGGTCGCCCAGCATCGCCCGGCATCCCGGCGACGTCGACGGCGCCGCCGCCGCCCGCAAGGCCCGCTCCGGCCCCGCCAGTTCCGCCTCGAACGTCCCGTCCCGCCGCGTCACCGCGCCCAGAGCGCCCGACGCCAGCAACGTCCACGGCTCACCCGGCGTCTCCCAATGCGTCAGCCGAAGCTCGACAGCCGCCCCGTCCCATCGCCCGACGCTCAGATCGTCGCCGCGAAACGCATCGCTGGTCAGCGCCCCTGCCACCTCGCAATCGCCGCCGCCAAGCCCCGTCCCCGTCCGCACCGAAGCCGGCCGCATCCCCGGCGCGGCACGATAGGCAAAGCCCTCGACCAGCAGATCGCGATCATGGCTCGTCATGCCGATCGCCACGCCGTCGCGCCGCTCGATCCGCCAGCAAAAGGCCAGCGTGTCCACCACCGCGCTCATTCGCGTATCTCCACCAGCGGCGCGGACGGCGCTTCCCCGGCGGCAAAGGTCGCGCGGTTGATCTCGATCCGGTCCTCGGCAAAGCGCACCGGCACGTCGAAGCGGAACCCCGCCGTCAGCACCGCGCCCTCATCGGGCGCGACATCGAAACTGACGATGCCCAGCCCCGCATGGCTCCACCCGTCCACCTGCTCCACCCCGTCGATCGCCACCCGGATCGTGCCGGGCACGGGCCGCGTCACCCGCCGGTCCTGCGCCTCCGCGCCTACGCCATACCAGCGCCGCAACTGGAACTCGGTCCGCACCCCGTCACCAACCCCCAACACCTGGTCCACCGGCGAGGGCGCCTGCCCCAGCGCGCAGCTGCGATCATCAAACGGGTCGGTAAAGCGAAAACCCCGCGCCGCGCCCCGCCGCGCCCGGAAAAAGGCGATCAACGTCGCGATATCCGCCTCGGATCGCGCCCCCGGCCCCGCGTCGAACGTCATCCGCGCATCCGCCCAGTCGGCGCTGCGCCGCTCATGCCCCGACGGGCTTTCGACGATCTGTGTCGAAAAAGCCGGCGACACGCTCGCCTCGCGGCCGATGCTCAGCGGAAAGGCCACATCGTCGAACCCCTGCATCGCGTCCTCCTCCCCGATCCGAAAACAGGTAAACCCGTCCCGCGCCACCTGCGGCAAAGCCCAGATGAACGTCGCCGCCGTCCCCCGCGCGACCGACGCCCGCGCCGCCGCTACGATCTCCGCCCACTGCCCCGCCTGTTCCGGCAGCAGCACGAAGCCCGAAAAATAATGCTGTTCTTCAACCGGATAGCCCAGCCGCATGGTCGCCTCGGCCACGCCCCGCGCGGTCAGAGAGGGCCGCCCCTGCGTCACCCAGTCATAATCCTCCAGCTGCAACACATCGAAAGCCGGCGACTCCCACCCCACAGGCAGGTTCGCCCGCTTCGCCTCCGGCGCATCCGGGTCCAGGATCGTGGGCAGGTAAGCCAGCAAATGCGTCACGGCATCGGGCGCCACCGCCTTCACCGCCGCGCACAGATCGGCGGTAGACGCCGCCAGCATAGCCCCCGCCGCATCCAGCAAATCCGTCTGCGGCCCATCCAGCGCGCCTCGCACATCGGGGATGGAAACAGGATCGCCCCCAAGGGCCGCCCGCGCCGCATCATCATACAGGCAAATCCGCCCGTCCCCCGGCATCACCCACCACCAGGGCTCCCCCACCTGAAACAATATCGGCAAGTCCGCCGCCAACCCGATGGCGACAAACGCCCCCGCCACCGCGCGCAAATAAGCCATCGCCCCGCCATGCGCCGGCGACAGCAGCGTGGACGGCGGCTCCCACCCGGTCAGCGCCGGATCACCATTCTCCGCCCGCTGCTTCCAGTCCTCCCAGGCATGCGTATCGAACAGCTCATAGCTCAGCGACCAGATCACCCCGAACCCCGCCGCCTTCGCCCGCGTCGCAAAATCCGCATGCCACGCCGCGCAAGGCGCGTTCAGCACGCCACCGCTCAGGCTCGCCAGCCAAGCCTCGCCAACCCGCTCCAGCCGGAAATAATGGCTCATCCCCACATAATGGTTGATCGCCCCGCGATAGCCCAGCGCATGGATCGCCTCGACCACCCGCTCGGGCGTCTGGTTGAAGCAGTCGTCATAGCCCGTCGCCATCGACAGCCCATGCGGCGGCACGATCACATCGCCGACCGCCAACACGCTCGCCGACCCGTCACAGGCGATTTCGGACAGCTCCGCCCACCCGTCGACACCCTCGACAAAGGCCGTATCGCCTCCGTCATAATCCGGCGCGACCAGCGACACGAACATCCGGTCGACATCCCCCGCCCACACCGGATCACCATCCTCGGGCAGCACATAACCGCCCACCACGCTCGCAAAATCAATGGAAACCACCGCATTCTCGGGATCGCCCTCGGCATAATTCCACAACCGCACATACCAGGCGCGCGGTTCGCCCGCCTCGTCCCGCCCCTCGATCGTCAGCGTCGGCCCATTGGTCTCGTCCAGCCTGCGAACGCCGCCGCTTCGCCAGCGAAACCGCAAGCTGCACGCCCGAAAATCCCGGCTCGTCTCATAGGCCAGCAGGGGATGGCTCCACCGATCCTCCGCTTCCCAGATCAGCCCGGCCAGGTCCCCCGACCCGTAAAACACCGCATCCACCCGCAGCGCATCCGGCGCAGTCGTGACGACGCTCGCCATCATCGGCCGCGGAAAATTCACCGTCCAGTGCGTCGCGGCAAAGCGCTTCATGAAGCGCGTCTCCTGCCCGCGCCGTTCGCGCGCCAGCCAATGGTCGATCATGTGTCCAGCGCTCCCCTGACCGCCCGCGCCACCTGCCGCGCGCTCCGCGCCAGCAGCCGATGCGCCTCCTGCCCCTCACCCCGGCCATTGACCGCGATGCTCACCCGCACATCCCGCGCGCCACCAGCATTGGCCTGCACCTGCCCGCTGCTCGTGGGAACGAACACCTCCGGTCCCCGCTCCCCGACCAGATAGGCCCGCCCCGGCCCCACCGGCCCGCCCGTCGCCCTTCCCGGCAACCCCAGCGCGCCGAGCAACGAAGCGCCAATCCCCAGCAACCCACCGCTCCCGCCCCCGCGCGTCACTTCGCGCAGGGCGCTCGCCGCAATCTCGTCCAGCACCGACAGCGCGATCCGCCGCAAATCCTCGAACCCGAACTTGCCCGTCCGCACCGCGCGCAACAGCCCCTGCTCGATCCGCCGCCCGGCCCGCTCCGCCCCGTCCGCCAGCGGCCCCTCGATCTCCCGCCGCATTGCCTCGACATCCCGCGCCAACCCCGCGCGATCCGCCCG